TGACACCAGATTTCTGAGATGAATTGCTGGACTTATTAGTGTTTTTACTAGTTGTTTTTTCTTTTTTAAATATTTCATTAAATCTCCTTCTATATAATTCAGTGGAAACTCTAGATTTACCATCCCAACGTTTACCTTTTTTCTCTTTAGCCATTAGTATAAATCTTTCCACTCAGTGTTTTTTATTTTTGAGTTATCTAAGTGTGGTTGTTGAATTTCTTCTTTAGTTTCTACTTCTATTTCAGTAGTCACAGGTTCTACAATTTGATCTACATGACCTATAAAAAAAGATCCTAATTTTTCTTGTTTAACTCGTGGTTTCGGAACTATAACTGTCCGTGTTATGTCTATGGGTTTTACCATGTTTTTTCCTATCGTATATTTTCTTACTTTTTATCACTTTTTTCTTAAAATGTCTAAGCTGTCTAGCTACTGGATTGCGCTTTTTATTGGGCTTTTTCATTCTATTCTTTCTTAAAAAATATCTATAACTTTTTTTATTCAAGTATTAAAGAGAGAATTTTCTTTTCGCCCATATATATCTCAATGTTTGCCTTCGATTTAACGCATTGATAGACAACTCTATCGGTAGATGATTTGTCCCTCATAGCATAACGCTTTCCTTTAAGGCATTTTGATAACGACTCGTGGTAACGATGTTCTATAATTTTATTATCAGTAATAAGAAGCAGCGCAAAAACAGTTTCTATAATCATTGATGGCCTCCATTAGCAAATGTTCTTTGCTTATCTTTTAATTTTTCAATATCAGATAGTATCTTTTCTACATCTTTTTGTAAACGCTCTATGTTTACGGTATTTGACATCATGTTCTGCATTTCAGTTTCAATTTTTTCTACTTGCCCACTCATATGTTCGATTAACATGAACTGCTCAGAATCAGCGGGAAGACTTCCTAAAAGTCCCCGAGGCCACCCTATTCTAAAGGCTGTGTTCTCTACAAGATCCTTTTCCATTAGTTCTAGTTTTGTTGAGTGTCGGTTTTGAGTTTCAATAATACCGAAATAAGCCCAGGTGCCGATTGCAACCAGCGCGATCAGGCTGGCTACCGTCTTCATAGGCATTTGAACTTTTGCTTCGTCTGAAATCTTGAGTGCCATTAGTTATAACTATATCCTGTTGAGGGTTGGTTTGATTCTAAAGCTTCAAATAGTTTTTTATGTTGGTCCATAATCTCTTCATCAGAGTCCATCATTTTATCCATTTTATCCTCTAATTTTACAACTTGTCTTTCAAGTTTCTGTACCTTATCTTCGTGTACAGCTTGAATAGTAGATAATTCAAATGTTCTAGATAGACTCCAACCAGCTAGTGCTAGCAAGATTCCAACTAACATTGTCATTAATTTCTCAATCATACTTTACTTCGTTTTCGTAAGATATATCATGCCCATGATCTTTTTCATAGGCGTAAGTTCTTTTGTTCTTACTGCATTTACAGCCTTCACAAGTACATAAGTCACCATCATAATGATGAGAGTGTAATTCTTCGTCGCAATGGCATTTACAATGACATTGTTGACACTTGCTCATTACATTACTCCAATTACTTGTTTACACGCGGGACAAGATTTTTTATATCTAGAATGAGTGCCACAATGGTCAAGTATTTTTTCTTCTATATTTTTTTTACCTTCAGGTAAGGAAGATCCTAACCAATTTATTAATGTAGTAACTGGCCAACAAACTATTTTTACAATTTTTTTAATCATTTTTCTTTTCCTCAATATTGTAGAAGAATTTATCTGTGTCTTCTGTTCTCCATCTACGAGTGTCTTCTACGTTCCACTCAGAAGTTTGCACTTTCCAGTCAGGAACTTCATCCTTAACTGTAAATGATGGGATATCCCATATAATTCTATTATTTGGCTGAGCCGCATAGTTGCCATCGTCTAGGGCCATTATGTGTGCACACTTATGTTCGTGTGGTATCTCTGAATGATCAGTGTCTACTATATTACTCTCTGGATGCGCCCAGTCAACAGTAAATAAATATTTTCCATGGTGAAGTTTTTTATCTTTACCAAAATATTTTCCTGGTTGTCCTTCTAAGAGATCGTAAGTAGTAACAGCAGGATAGTAACTAAAACAATTCCAAAGCTCCAGCTCGTCAAGTCTAGGCCTAGGAATTTCTTTGATATTATATCCTCGTTGGATGAAGGCCGAAATCGGCAAACGATAAAATACAGCCCCATTTTCCATAATTGCATGAAACAGGATCGGACGACCTGTAATCGATGCCATGCCGAAGATAATGCAATCTTCAGCTTCTCCATGATGTCCGGTAAGGTCATATAGATATTCTCTCCTTATTTGTGAATATTGTAAAGGAATATTTGCATTTAAGTAAGCCATAATTTTTCAACACTATCATCAAAATCACAATAATTAATTGTTATTTCATCCCCTATTTTAATATCTTTAAGTGCAACGCCATTGTCGTCAACACTTGGGCTAGTGCTATGGTTTAGATATTTTTCGTTATCAATACCCATAACTAAAATGTTAGAACCGGGTTCTCTTTCATAAGAATGTGTGTCAATAAATTTAGCAAAGGACAAAGGCATTTTTGCTAGATTATGTTGATTAAATTCTATTTCAAACTCAGGTCTAACTTCTTTTATTTTTTCACCCTTTTTAACATTTTCTTTTGCAAAGACTCCTACCCCGTGTATTTTACTTTTGTCGAGATAGGTATCTATCAAAAGCATTAGAATATAATTGCGCCAATAACTATTCCAACTACTCCACCTATAATATATTCTCTGTGTAGTAACCAGATAGATAAAACTTTATCTTTTATTTTCATAGTTTCCTCCGTTAATGTATGTCACCCCAGTTTTTACCGGACTCGTAGTCTACCTTGTTTGGTATCTCTAAGTCAACTGCAGATTCCATAACTTCTTTTATACGTTTTGCTTGTTTATCACTTTCCACAGAAATATCCAGTTCATCATGAATCTGTATATGTGGAATAATTTTTTCTTTATATAGTTCTAACATAGACTTCTTAGTCATATCCGCAGCAGATCCTTGTATTAATTTGTTTAATGCTTTGTAAGTATATGCTCTTCTAATACCTGGACCATGTTCTTGTACTGCTTGTTCAAATGGTAATGCTTTATGTAATCCAAAACTATTTGGTTCCCATAGATGGAACCTACATAATCTTCCACCTAAAGTTCTTATCTGTCCTCTATGTTGTGCTCTATTAGAAACAGACTTCATTAAAGTTTTAACAAAAGGAACTCTACTATGATAAATAGAAAAAAGTTCTTCTGCTTTTTCTTTACTAACTCCTAGCTCTGCTTGAAGTTTTGCTTTACCCATTCCATAAAATAATCCTAAATTAATTGTTTTTGCTTGTGTTCTTGGAATTTGTGCCATCTTTGCCACAATGGTGTGAAAGTCTGCATCACCTTCGTTGTATGCGTTCTTAACATTAAAGACACTTGCGTCTTGATCAAGGGATGCATAGTGAACTACAAGTCTTGGCTCTTGTTGATTGTAGTCAAAGCACCCCCACTCGCAACCAGACTCAGGTATAAAGAGGGATCGGATCAAAGGACCCAAGTCTTTGTTGCGCGCAGGAATTTGTTGTAAATTTGGATTAGAATAACTGAATCTTCCAGTTACTGTTCCTCCACTATCAGATCTAATTTGATTAATATCTGCATGAATTCTACCTTTATGCTCATATTTAATAATAGTATCAATAAAAGTTGTATGTGCCTTATTGATTTCTCTAGCTTTTGCTATACATTTAACTAATGGATGGTCATGAGATGATAGGAAATTTTTAGTAAATGATGGAGAGTTTGTTTTATCGGTTCGCTCATAGGGTAGGGAAAGCTTTTGAAAAACTTTCTCAATACTCCGTGCCGCCCATATTTGAACGTCTACTTGTGTTTCTTTTTTTATTTTTTGTAGGAGTTCTTTTTCTTCTGCAGCTAACTTGTCTTTTAATTGGTGAGCTGCTTGAACGTCTACTCGTACTCCTAAAAATCGCATATCGACGAGGCAAGGAAATAAGTCAGTCTCTAATTCAAAAATAGATCCTAGATCCTGGTCGCTTAATTCTTTTTGCATGACTCTCCATAATGCTAATGTTATTTCTGCATCTCGTTCAGCATATTTTCCAACATACATTGATGGTAACTTCCACATATCTGCTTTAGGATCGACACCCCATTCTTTTGCTGCAGCAACTAATTCTGTTTCATTTTTTCCACGGCCAACATAATCCCAACCAAGAGAACCTAAATCAAATCTAAATCTATTTTCATTGACGAGTGATGCTGCAATCATTGTGTCATAAATGTTTCCATTTATTTTTATTCCCATCGCACGAATCCAACACACATCATACATTGCATTGTGAAAAATTTTATCTGCTTGAGATTCACACACGTCCCTAAACCATTGAATTACCTTACTTTTTTCAAGGTTACCACCACCTTCATGATCGAAAGGAAAATATCCTGAGTAACCATCAACGGCTACTGCAATACCTACAACTTTACCTTTACCAACTACAGAACCTGATCCCATTGATTTTAAATCTGGATCATGTGTTTCTAAATCGATTGCAATTGTATCTGCTTGTCTTAAGTCTGGAAATTCAGTAGGCTTAACCCACTCTGTTTGTGCTTCTATCATTTGACTATACCCCATGAGTTTTGTTTATCCTTTTTTTCTTCCTTTGGTTGATCTGGATAGTCACGATCTATTGCCATTTGACAATAGTGAATTGCTTTTTCCAAATCTTGTTTTTGCCCTTTCTGTTTGTGGCGACACAAATACTTTATAGCGTTTCCTTCCGCGAACGGCAAGTTATTTTTATTTATGAACTCGCTCGGTTGAATTTTCATAGAAGAATAATGAGATCCTCCTATTTGTTTTTTATATACATCACTCATTGGTAGCGTCCTTAATTAATTTTTTAATATATTCTTCATGTCTTCTTACTTTAACTTCTGGTCGTTGAAGATATGCTTTATCCCATGCTTTACCTTTAGGACTTTGTCTCCATTTTTTTCTAGCTTTTTTTCTACTTTCGGCATAAGGGTGCGTCATAACTTAAACTCTTTTGATTTGTTTTTAGATTTTATTAAAAATAAATTTTCAATAGTTCGTGTAATACCAACATACCAAACTCTAAATTCTTCATCTTGTTTTTCTTGCGATTTCTTTGCACCTTTGATAGTATTCGCCGTTTGATTTAAATATAGAATTACGTTGTGTGCTTCTCCACCTTTAGCTCCATGAATTGTTGAAACTTTTATTCTTGGATCTCTTAATACATTTTCTCCATTATCTAACATAGCTCTCATATAATTTCTTTTAGAAAGAGAAACCTTATTAAAAGCTTCATACCAATCCGCTTTAAAATCTATTACTTCATCTACTTCATCACAAATTATATTTTCTAAAATTCTTTGATGATAAACTTCAGGAATTGATTCACCTTTCTGCATCTTTTTCCAATTTAAAATATCTTCATATAAAGTTTTGCCCATACTATTTCCTTGATGAGTCTGAAAGAAAAATCCTTTTCGTTTTAAATATGCAGGAATCTTTTTTAAAAGAGAATTGGTTCTGGCTAGTATTAGCCAATCTCCTGTAGTTATATCAATTCCGTTTATATTAAAACGTTCTTCAATAACTCCTAGTTCGTTTTTAGGAAGATAATCTTTAGGTAAACGATTAAGATATATTCTTGAAATAACACTTAAAGCTTTACGTTGAATTAATTGAGGAACTCTTTCTGATTTGTCTAATAAAATTTCTTTTGATTCCCAATTAATAAAAGAATCTACATCTGCACCAGCCCATCCAAAGATAGCTTGGTCATCATCGCCTGCAATCCATACATCACATTGTGTTTCTCTTTCTATCTTATTAATCATTGCCCATTGAATTAATGAAAGATCCTGGGCTTCATCTACAAAAATAACTTTAAATTCAGGAATAGTTCCTTTGTCTAAAAACTGTTGAATCATATCAGTAAAATCTATAAGATTATGCGCATTTTTATAATTATTTATCTCTTTCTCTATTCCAATTAATTTTGTTTTACTGATCCAGCTTAGATGTTCGTTGCGATTAAACTGTTGTTCAGCAGTAATTTGTCTTACTCTTGCTAGATTAATCAGACTTAAATACTCACTGTTAGAAGAAAAAATTCCATTAAAGTTATTAGTTTCATAGGAAGCATACTTAATTTGAATGCCACATGTTTCTCCAATTGCTTGGTAATTACCTTCCTGCATTACATTTTCTTCTTTCAATCCTAAATTATTAAAAGCTAAAGAGTGTAGAGTTTGAAAATATTTAATATCTTTTTTAGTAAGGTCTAAATTTTTAGCTAAGAATCTATCTCTTGCTTCTCCTGCAGCTTTACGAGTAAATGCAAAATACCCAATACGATCGTGCGGGGTACCATTCTTTACATACTTATGTACTTCATTTAAAAGTCTTCTAGTCTTTCCAGTACCCGGTGGACCTACTACTTTATATCTCATTAATAATTAGTTCCTTTTCTTTGCACAGGTTTATGTTCAATCTGCGGAGTATAAAGTTGTTTTAATTTACAAACCTTTAGTGTCTTGCCTTCAACATTTAAAGAATGGTCAAACTCTACGCTGCATTTGTCTTTTAGTTTTTGTGCAATTTTTTCTTCTGGAATTTTCCACCCAGTTCCTAGATGCTCGATAAAAGAATTAAATCTAAAGTAATGATAGCCTTCTTCCGTAAAACAAGAACCATTGTGTATTTGTCTTCTCTCTTGTGCTTGTGGCCCATTAACACAGTATTGGTATAGTTCTTCTTCTAATCTATCTTCTACTTGAGTTCCTTTAGGTGGTGTAATTTTTTGTCCACCTCTACGCCACTCATTTAATTTAGCTCTAAAGTCTTTTGGTTTTAATGGTTCAAAATAAACTCCAGTCTGTTGCCAGATTAAATTTAATACTTCTTTCTGTGTAGTCATAAGTTTTGTGTTACTTATAATGACTTGAATCTTGTCATCGTTAGGCATAATCACATTAAATCTATATTCTGGTTCTAAATAAGCTATCATTTCAAAGTCTTGAATCTCAGGGAATACAGAAATGCTATCAGATTTGACTCCAAACGGTCTTTTATAACAAAGACTACGCATACATTTATCTTTAATAGGGTCTTCATAACAAGTATGCCCTGCTGTTTCACCCTTCCATGCTTTAATTTTTGAATCTAGTTTTGCTTTGTCCCA